TAATGAAAATGCCTATCCCGTATGAACCAAAAAGACAGAATAGGTTTATCGTAAGATTTCCATCTAGTTTAGGGATAAACGAATGGTTTGTTGAAAGTGCTTCTAGACCTTCTATTAAAGTTGGTTCTACTGAAATTCAATTTTTAAATACATCAACTTTTGTTGCTGGACGTTTTAACTGGGACCCAATCACAGTTAAATTTAGAGACCCAATTGGGCCTTCAGCCGCACAAGCACTTATGGAGTGGGTACGTTTATGTGCTGAGTCCGTTACAGGTCGTATGGGTTATGCTGCTGGTTATAAAAAGAATATTGACCTTGAAATGCTAGACCCAACTGGAGTAGTTGTTGAAAAATGGATTTTAGAAGGTACATTTATGACTGACGTTAACTTTGGTACTCTATCATATTCCCAAGATGCGTTGGCTGATATTTCAGCAACTCTTAGAATGGATCGTTGTATCCTTGTGTATTAAACTTACTTCAAAGAAAATATTTTATTCAGATCCCCAACTTCTGTATGGGGATTTTTTTTATTTATATTTACAAAAAACATAAGTAAAGTATTTTTATAATAAAGAATTATTATGGATACAAATGTGAATGAAGCTGGTCAAATGAATTTTAATTTACCTCACGATGTGGTTATGCTACCTTCTAAAGGAAAGTTTTATAAATCAAAAAAGAAAAGTGTAAAGGTTGGTTATTTGACTGCTGCCGATGAAAACATTCTAGCAAATCTTAATTTTACAAAATCTGTAAAAGAATCTATTGTATTACCTTTATTAAAAAATAAACTTTATGAACCAGACCTTAGACCAGAAGAATTACTTGATGGTGATTTAGAAGCTTTATTAATATTTTTAAGAAACACTTCTTTTGGTCCAGACTACACAGTAGAACTTATAGACCCAAGAACTGAAAAAACGTTTACAACAACAATTCTACTTGATGAATTAAATATTGTTCAAACACCAGTAGAACCAAACGAAGAAGGTTTATTTGAAACTCAATTACCAAGAAGTGGTGCTCAAGTAAAAATTAAAATTTTAACATTAAAAGATTATATAGAAATTGATAGTATAATTGCAAATTACCCACAAGGCCGTATGGCGCCTTCAGCAACACTTCGATTACAAAAAAACATTGTAGAACTTAATGGAAGTAGAGACCAAGGAGAGATTGCAAAATTTATTGAGAGTATGCCAATTATGGATTCAAAACACATCAAAAATTTCTTGAATGAAAACGAACCAAGATTAGACCTAAAAAAAGAAGTTAACGCCCCGTCTGGAGAAAAAGTGAACGTAGGTATCGCTTTTGGGGTGGAATTTTTTCGGCCTTTCTTCTGATTATCAATCCCATTTACTTACCGAATATTATATTTTAGCTAAAATATTAAGAACTCAATACAGTGAATTCTTACAAATACCAACATATGTTAGAAGGTTTTTAATTGATAAAATTATTGAAGATAATAAAAAACAATAAATTAATATTTATCAATTAAAGACATTCGTATTATGTTAAATTTAAACCCAAATTCTGGAAATGCTAATTTACAGGAAAAAAAAGAAGAAGTAAAAACTGGTATACAGGATGTTACAATTGATATTGGTGAAAAATTAGGAGATATAATTAAAGACCCAAAAAATGTTTTTAGTGTTTTAACAAGTACACTAAAAGAAGCTTTTGGAGCAGACACATACCTTAAAGCAACAAAATCTTTAAATGAAGAAGCTTATAGACTAGCAAGAACATTAGGTGTTTCTAGTCAAAGAACAAGAGAACTTACTGTTGCTGTTGCTGACGCAATACCAGAATTTGTAGGAATTGGTCTTGAAGTTGCTGACGCCGGTGTTGCAATGTCAACATTGTTTGAATCTTTAAATACAAATTTAACAATTGGTAAAGATACGTTAGTAGATTTTGCAGCAACATCAAAAGTTACTGGTGTTGAACAAAAAACATTAGCTGTAAATTTTAGAGATGTTGGTGTTGGCATTGCTAGTATTGGTGATAAAATGATACAAGTAACCAAAATCGCCCAACAAGCTGGTGTTACAGTTAAATCAGTTTCAGACGCTGTCGTTTCCAACTTAGATAAGATGAATATGTACAACTTCGAAGGTGGTATTAAAGGTCTTGCTAAAATGGCAGCACAAGCATCTAGATTAGGGATTTCTATGGAGGGTGTTTTTGGGGTTGTAGATAAAGTATTTAACCCAGAAGGAGCAATAAATCTAGCAGCATCACTCCAAAGACTTGGTGTTACAACAAGCGATTTATTGGATCCATTGAGACTTATGGACTTATCGCAAAACGACCCAACAGAATTACAAAATCAAATTGTTAATATGACAAAAGAATTTGTTAGGTTTAACAAAG